CCGCTTTGGTGACTCTACATCTATGGTCTTGGAGAAGCTTCTCTCGTTGATACAAGTCCAAACACCAGAACACCTTAGCCGCAATTACAGTGCCACGAGTCACACGCAAAGCGTAATGAGCAAGATCGGTCACTATTGGACAGGCTGGGTACTGGGCAGCTAATGAAAGCGCCTTACATCTCAGTAATTGTTTGTGCTTAGAGGAGCTAGCTTGAGCATACCGATTAGAGGTCCACCCAAAAGAAGCGAGAACCTTCTTGGGATCGGTTACTATTTGTAAATCCACCGGGTCAAAGATGAGACCGCAGAAAGACGCCCGGGCAATGTCAACAACTTTCTCTAATTTAATTGTCAAGCCCATGCGCTTAAAGAAATCTGCAGTGGGAACGACGTCTCCTGGGTCGCCCACACAGTCATCACCTTCAACCACGCATCTGCCCTCCCCACCCGCCTTCTTACAGGCGAATAGGAAAGACATCAGATTGGAAAAGCCATTTCCAAGTGAAGTGCACATCTCACCGCTCATCCTTGTGGCCTCAATCCACATTACGAAGAACTTAAAAGTGAGTCGGTTTTTCCCAGACAGAACTTCTTCCATGTGCCGGTCGAAGTCTTTCTTTTCTGGGAGAAATTTTGTCATGTACTTGTAGAGTCGAAACTCCCCAGCCATCATCATTATCTTAGTAAAGTGCGCCTCATATGCAGTATAATCCGTACACATATAAGTCGCACCTTCTCGGTACAATTTTTCCATGATGTATGCCGCCCGGTCTTTTACGGGCACTTTCTTTATGAAAGAGGGGTGTTGAAATAACTCTTTTTCGATCAAGTGGAAAATGGGACCGACGGCACATTTGTACTCGTCAGTTCTACTATTTATTCCACGGGCATGCTTGAAACCTTCACAGGCATACCCTTCATCCTTCATGAATGACTTGACCCAAGTATATTTTGGATCATCCCAAATTGTTGCTAATTTATTGTGTTTAGCTGCTAAGTCTTGCTTGCGCCAATCGGGATAGTTCGCTGTTTTAAGCCATGTCTCCACGGATGTATCTGCATCCGGAGCTAAGGGGACTAGGTTCTTCTCCAACCACTGATCAACGAACTCAGTATACTCTTTCAAAAGAGATTCTTC